GCGTGTGAGTTCTTCGATCTTTGTGTCGGTGACGGCCTGATTGATCTTCATATCCTGCGCCGTCTTGCTGGAGGTGGCAAGGATCGTTATCACCGTGCCCAAAAGTGACACGCCCCCTGTGATTAGGGCGACCATTACCGCCTCACTCATGCCAGCATCATCCCCCAGGTGGCAGATCCAACCACGCCATCGGCCTCAAGGCCGTATTCCTTCTGGAATTTCTTAGTGGCGGTCACGGTCTTGTCGCCGAAGATGCCGTCCGCATTGCCGCAGGAATAGCCCCAGCCGTTCAGCAGCATCTGCCAGGATAGGACGGTGGAGCCTTTGGAACCTTTTTTGATGATGTTCGTCTGTACCATGCATTTGTCCTCCGTTGGTGTGGGTGTCGGTGTGAGGTCAGGGTCGGGAGTGGGAGTGTCGCCGCCATAATCTTTATAGCAGATGTTCATGTCCACGTTGCCGGTGAAGCCGTCAGGACGTCCGGTAGATGTGTACTGCCAGATATCGCAGGCCTGCACAGGGGAAGATGTCCCCCATCTGGCATACCACAGGTCATACTCGCCCACGAGCACATCAAAGCCTCTGTTGAGGAAATCGAGGTTGGTATAATTCGCCGGGATGTAACCGCGCTCCCGCACACGGCTCAGAAATGCCCGCGCCAGCTTGACGATGCTCTCCTGCGGGGGATTCTTTTCCACGCTGTCATACTCATAGTCATAACACACGGGATAGATCGGAGCCACACCGATGCGCTCAATAGCGTCACAGCAATAATCCGCTTCGGCTCTGGCCTCTTCTGCGGTGGAGGCGTAGCTGAACCAGTAATATCCGACATCCACGCCCGCAGCCTTCGCCCGCTTCGCATTCCCGCTGGCGGTGGAATCCAGATTATTCTTTCCATACCCGGCGCGGATGATCGCAAAATCAATCCCTGCGGCTTTGGCGGCCTTCCAATCCACGTTGTAGCCGTTCCACCACGAGACATCCACGCCGACTTTGCGTGTGGTTGCGGATTCGGGCTTTTCGATGTACGGTGGGCGGTAGATGCGGAAATCATCGGTGAGATACCGCTTTTTGTAGCCGATGCCCTCAAACGCCCCGGTGTTGACGGTGGATGCACGAGCCTCATCAGCGGTGGCGTACACATCGGCATTACCTTCCAGCGTGATGACCGTCCGTCCATCATACGGAGCGTAGATGAATCCGGTATGCTGGGTCTTATAGAACATCACGTCACCCTTTTGCGCCTGTGCGTTATCGATGCGTGTCCAATGCTCAGCCGCCCACGCCCGGAAGGACGGCACCCAGATGACGGACGGACAAGATGAAATCGCCGCAGAGTTTCCGCTCATCTCAAATCCGTATCTAACGGTGTAACCGCAATAAGCCTGTCCCGGTGCGCCGTAGTGAGAGTTGACGAGGGTATTATTGCCGCCGTTGGTTTCACGATTCCCTGCCAGCTTTTCGACTGGTTCTAATACTTCACTCGCTGTCATCGAGATGTTCCCCCTCGTACTCAGGCATTCCAACCACAATGGACTTGACAATAGAGTAAACTGCCGCCAATGCAGAGACGGACAAAACCTTGAGCCAGTCTATTTCTGTGATTCCCATGCCCGTGGTGTAGACCGCAACCCCGTCGAGCGTCATGAAACTAAGGGCCGCCTGTGCCGCTGTGTGAAGCGCACGGATAACCGCCGCTTTCCAGAAATCTTTTGTCATGATACTACCTCCCAATTATTCCTCGTCAGAAGGTGTCATATCAGGGAACGCCCCGAAGCACTCAGCCGCCATCTGCCGCCCGTCCGCACGGGTCAGAGTGACCGTCCACATGGCCCGGGTATCGCTGGCGAGAAAGGCGGACATCTGGGAGGCATAGTCGCTCCGGGCGATACGCAGAGCCTTGTCAGCATCGCCGTCTGGGTTGGCTTCGGTGGCATTGTAGTTTCGACTATCGAAGGTCTTGGGGTAGCCGCTGACCACGGAGTAAACGCCCTCCGGGTGGGATTCGCTGGTGACTACCTGTGTTGCGTTTACGATGTAGATGTTTCTCATTGTTCTATCTCCTTTTATTTATTTATGGACTTCAAAATCGAACTGCAAAATGCTGAACTTAATTCCGTTGAGCGAACTACGGCAACCAATATTCCAAGCAAAGTATGACCCGCCACCCCCATTGCCAAGAATGTCATACGGCACAAACTCCAATTCGTTGTGCCCGAACACATTGCCCAGAGCGAGTGATATTATGTCCTGCTTGGTTTTCCTTCCGTTTAGCGGGTTGCCGCTTGTGGCACGGCTGGCTGTGTAGGTGCTGATGCTGACATTGAATCCGCTGTTACTTGCGGTGACCTCAGAGGAATCACATTCAACCTCCCAAGTGAACCTGCAACGCTTGTTCATGATGTCCGCATAGACATAGTAGGGATTGACGATAAACTGAGTGTTGTTCTTGTTTTGCCCGTTTGATGTTATCTCAACCCAATCGCCTCCGTCCATTATTACGAAGGTGTTACCGCCCGACTCGATGTTTTGGTAATAAGCGTCAAAGTTATTATGGATTATCATGTCCCATTCCGGGCCGCGCGGCACCATCAACGCCCGCCGCCTTAAAAGGCTCACCATGACAACCACACCCCATAGCCGTTGAGGATGTCCACCTCATAGTGCTTGTTAGCCTCGGGGGAGAATGACCCATCGGGCCACGTCACGCCCGTCAGCGTCACCGTTGCCGCCGTGGAGCCGCTTGAAAAGTCGAAGTGATACTGCGCTATCTGCCCGGACGCCGCCGCATTGAGGGTCAGGGACAAGCTGGAAACCGCCCCGGTGAAGTGATAGATTTTCCCAGCATCAAGTGCCTGTGTCACCGCCCCAGATGTGGAGATGGTGACCTCCGTTACCTTATCGGCTTTTCCCTCATCAATCGTGTCCTGTGCCGCCGCCGTGCGGTAGGTGGACGGAACACTTTGGAGCGCACTGTCCGCTTTGCCGAGGCTCGTCTGGACAGCAGATTCAAGGTCGCTTGCCGGGATGCCGCCAGAGGGCTTTTGATAGGCCGTGTCTGCCGCATCAAGGCTTGTCTGCACACCGCTGGCAAGGTCGGTCTTTGGGATGCCGCCAGAGGGCTTTGAGTAAGTTCCTGCGCCAACATCGGATGCGTTGAGTGTCACTGCCCCGGTCTTGCCGTTGACAGACTGGACAGGGGCAGACGTGATAAACCCTGAATCGTTTGTCAGGTCGGAGGTCTTAGACGGAACGGAGATGACCACATTTCCCGTCTGACCGTTGACACTCTGGACGGGCACTGTCGGGATATCGCTAGCTTTCGCAAGTCCAAGCTGTGCCGCCGTTTTATTGCCAGCAAGCGTAACGCCCTCAATCTGCGGCTTATTGGAGAGGTCTGCATAGTCGCTTGTTCCACCACCGCCACCAGACTGATTTACCCAATGAGTGTCGTAGTCGGTTCCGCTTGCCTTCGCCAGCACCTGCCCAGCGGAGCCGCCAGTAGGGATGCCAATACCAGCAGGGCCAGTCTCACCAGTATCGCCTTTGTCGCCTTTCGGCCCGGCGGGGCCAGTAGCACCCGTGGCACCAGTCGCACCAGTAGGGCCTTGGATGCCCTGCGGCCCACGCTCACCCTGAGGGCCAGTTGCACCAGCGGGGCCGGTTTCGCCCTGTGCTCCACGCGGCCCCTGAATACCCTGCGGCCCCTGAGGGCCAGCGGGGCCGGTGGGGATGCCGAAATGCAAAACGCCGTCCTCGTAGCTTGCAGTTGCCTCCGACCCGGTGGGGAGCGTTTCGGCCTCGGCGGTCATGCCCGTAATCTGGGCCGCCGCCGCCTCTGCGTCATCTGCGCTGGATGCCGCCTGACGTGCGTACTCCTGCGCCTCTGCTCCAAGCGCCGTCAGACTGTCAACCCACGATTCGTAGGGGTCAGGAGGATCGCTGACAACCGCTCCGATATCCTCCATGACCTCGGTGCGGAAGACAATGGATTTTGCCAACGTTTCGTTGACGTACCAGAACAACTCACACTTCCCGGAGCCTTTATGCTCCGTCTCGGTGGTGGTAATCGTCCACACCACGGTATTGTCCACCCGCTCGATGACGGCGGGGTATGCATCCGTGTCCGTGGGCCGCTTGACCATCAGCACCGCAGAGCCATCTCCGTAGGTGCTGACGAGGCTTGACACGTCAAAGATGATTTGTGTTGCTTCATTCTCTCCACGCCGACCTAGCACGATGCCATAGCTTGCGGGGAGGGAGCCGATGTTAAGAGTAGTGATTTTCATGTGCCCCTCCTCAGTTTATCACAAATGTCACTGTTGCCAGCCCGGCGCAGGCGTAGTTATTCGACACGCCAAAACCGTCCGATTTGGATAGCGCAACATAAGCGATTTGTCCATTTGCACTGACGCTCCCTATATAGTTTGTCAATGTCGCCCCGTTACTGACCAGATAAGAGCCGCCACAACGGATCGCCGCCCCTGTAATTGCAGTGACCGTAATAGACAATCCGGGGAGAATGATTTTCGGAAGGACGAAATTGATTGCGGCAAACGAGCTGGAAGATGTTATAAATCCGAAGCACTGAGCAGATACCGTGTAAGTCCCAGCGGAATAAAAAGCGTCATCAATGCCCAATGCAGACCGCCAAGCGGCGGCATCACTCACTTGCACAGTCCTATTCCCACTCGCATCCATTGACAACCGCAGATAGTTTTCTGCATTTGACCCGCCAACTATGCGAGAATTTACAAGGGCTATGCCAAGATTGCCGCTTGTGTAATAAAAAGGTCGGAAAGAACCAATGAGGTTATCAGCATTGTCGTTGATGTAATGCCCCGGCCCCCAATAGTTACCACTGCTGGGCGGTGAACCTTGCGTAATGCCAGTCGCTTTGATGACATCACTTGCATTTTCGTGAACCATCACACCAGACATTGTGTCCCCGGCTTTGGCTACCTTGCCACCTTCAGCGGTTTCGGCCCGTGTGGTTTCATCGGTTATGCGATTCTCAGCGTCTGCGTCATCGAAGGCGTACTTCGTGGGATCATCCCTCACATAGAAATGACTTACATCATTCGCCATATCCAAGCACCTCCAACAGCCGCACAAGGATCATGGCGGCTTCCGCTCTGGTCAGCTTGTCATTCGGACGGAACGTCCCGTCCTCATATCCAAGCATCAGGCCCATGTCGTTGACCTTTTCCACCGCTTTGGAATACCACGCATCATTCGGAACGTCAGGGAACTTCGTTGCCATTTTCGTCAACCTCCTTTGTGAAAGCGTCAATCTCCTGCTGAAGCGCATTTTCTTCCAGCTTGCCGATTTCGTTCAAAAGCCGCTCCAAAACGAGCCGCACAAGGCATATCGGGAGATTGGAGTGATTGATTACGTTTGCCATGCTCTCCTCAAATTCATGGAGGGCTAGATTAATTCCTTTAGCCATTTCGATACCTCATATCTGGTCGATTTTGGACGGGGTAAGGTAGTGGACACCGCCTGTAGAGTCGTACAGCGCAAGAACACCGTTGCCCCCTGTTGCCTTGTAGATACTCGCAACGTTATTCCCACTCGTATCCTGAATGTGGAGCCACCCGGCATTACTGCTGACCTTCAACGACACAAGGTCTTTGTTATTGTAGGAGCGGACGATGTTCCCGGTTGCCGTCAGCGAGCTAGCACAAGAAACGGATGTTCCACGGATGATAGTTCCATTGCTCGTGTTTCCCAGATATGTGTTGTTGCTGGAATCGCTGTAAAGCATCCAGAATCGGCTTGATGCGTCTGCTGTGAAAGATAGGATTGCGGCATTGTTCTTTAGGCTAATTGCGTTGCTAGCCTGCGGTCTGATTTCATTCACGTAGGTGGCGCCGCTGTAAGCAGAACCGTCATAGTTAAGGTGAACATCACTATTTACCCTGAAATCCGTTCCGGTGAAGCGCACAAGACCATTTGACAGCCACATCTCCGTGCTGTTGCTCCCGGAATTGTTCGTAGCCCTGATACCAGCACTTGTAACAATCAGGTAATTGTCCTGCGCTGTATTCATCAGGCCAATACCAGTTGTATCAACGCCACCAGCGGAGCCTGTCATATAGCCGAGATAGCCGCCGTTGACGTTCAGGTTGGAGTTTGTGAAAACTCCCATCGGCCCGTACAAAGAGATATTCCCGGCGGTGATGGCCCCAGCCGCTATCTTGTTCGCCGTGATTGCTCCTGCGGCTATCTTGGAGGCTGTGACAGCACTTGCCGCAAGATGGGTAGTGGTAATCTGCCCCGCCCCGATGAAGGATGCATTGAACGTCCCGTCAATCGTCCATGCAGAGGTAAATGGCCCGGAATATCCCGTGGTGGAGAACCCAATGCCGTTCTTGTTCATCCTGATTACGTTTGTAGCCGTCTGTTTGTCAGCAGTGTCCATTATCAGGATTTCTTCGGGTTCGCCGTTGGCGTTCTGTCCGATGATGACGTAGCCGCCTAGACCGCCCGTGATAAGCTCGGTCTGGTGATCTACATAGTCCATCAGCCGCTGGGTGATATCGTCCCCGGTTGCTTCGGCCTCCACACGGCTAATGTCGCTATCTATGTCCGTGACGATGGAGGCAAGCGTGGTTTTCGGTTCGCCAACCTCGATGGATTCATACCTATTACGGAGAACGTCAAACACAGTCTTGATGACTTCGGCCTTGTAGGACACACCCAGAGCGTCATACTGTACCGTGATGGTGTCGCAGAGATGAACCCGCTCCAACACTTTGTAATCGTTGAAACTGACCTCGAAATATGCGTCATCCAGATAGACGGTATCGCCCTCGACACGTCCCGCAACGTCCACGAGGGTGTCACCCTCCACCCGGCCCGGAATCACGAGGTCAAACTGCGGAGAGCCAAGGGACGCGCCCTCCGTCTGCCAGAGCGGGACAAAAGAAACGTCAATGGTGACCTTCGGGATGCCGATATTGTTTTCTTCGATAAACTGCTGTGTCCTTGCCCGAAGCTGGGCCACGGTTGGCTGTTCCTCAAACTCATCACTGAAGTCAACTATCTTCGTGCGCTTATAGGGATAGTTCGCCGCCGTAGATGCCCAAATAGCCACCTCCGGGAGCATAACGACAGTTCCATCTTCAGATGCCCAATAGGGGCATACTCCCGTATAGACCTCTTCGATGGACTCGTCATTGACAAGTTCGGTGAGGTTCTTGGCATAGCGGATAACCACGCCAGAATCCGTCCCACGGTTGACGTACAGCTTTACGGTGTAACCGTCAAATTCGTACTCGCCCTTGCCGTAGATATCCAGAATGGAGCCTTGAACACCGCCCAGAAGTTCCCGGAAGGTCTTAGGTTCTCTCAGAGTGAAGTTTGCCGTGACACTCTTATTCGTCCAGACGGAGAACGGGCAAGTCTGACCCGCATTAGTGACAAGCCCCTGAAGTGCCGTTACGCACGTTGAGGCCGTGAACGGCTTGACAGGGATGTGGGCCAGCTCATAGCTGACGTGTTCCGCAAAGATGGTGCAGATGCCGTTCAGCGGTTTCTCGATGCGATAGATTCGAAACGGCTGTCCCGCTTTTCCATCGGCGGGGACGGCGAAGATAATGCGGCTGTGTTGGAGTTCGCTGAAATACTGCCCCGTGATGGGGTACTGCATTTCAAGCTCATAGATGCCGTTCCGCTCCTCCGTGACGATGCAGGAGATAGCATCACTTAGCCGCCCAATGCCGTTGGTGGTGAATGATGTTTCAGTGGATTCAAAAAGAATTGGAATCATATCGTCCACCA